GGGTCTGAGCACAGCTTTTCGTATGTCTTCTCTTCTCCTGTGGCCCAGTCTTTCCTCTGCCCTGTCTTCCAGTCAACTACCTCTATGATGCCATCCCCAACCTCAGTTACTAAATCTATAGTTCCCTTGATTGCCAGTCTCCCTTTAAGTGTTTCTCCGTTAGGCAGATCATATTCGTATTCAGCCCAATCTTCTTCAATCTCAATATCAAAGTGAGGTTCAGCGGCGACTATCTTTCTCTTTCTGGGGTCAAACTCTCCATCGTTATAATTTAGCGCTTGCCAAGTTAGCTTGTCGCAGAACTTATAGTCAGCATTTGTATACTTATGAGTGCAGCTGCTGGTATACCAGTCATAACTTTGCCTAAGTATATCGTTTACAAACTCTTCGCTCTTAAGTTTTTTCCTGTTAAACTTTATCTCTCCTAAAGCATCGTCTACTAGCAACATCTTTTTCCCGTCCTGCTGTAGATGCTGACAACCACCCAACACCTCCATTACCTTATGGACTATGGTTCCCAATTGGGCTTTCTTTCCTGATGTTGACTGATGTCCAAGGTTATAGGTTATGAAGTACTGCATTTCGCAGAAATCATAATTATTATAACTTGAACTTCTTATGTACGTCACTAACATTATAACTCCAATGCTTTAATTGATTTTGACACTTCGTCTACGAACTCCTGAGTTCCTCCAGATGAATTGTCTATTACTAAGTCAAAATTATTCCAATCATATTGGTCTTTATCAAGAGCACATTCACTACTGTGCGCATCTTCTTGAAATTGTCTCTCTAGCCTAATCACTTTGCCTCCAGCATCTTTTATTGAATCCACTTCGTTTGGAAACCTTACATCTGGTATAATGGCTATTTGGCTCGCCTCTTCTTTTATTGTCTTGATGGCGTGATTTACCCACACGTTTGTATTCATTCTTCTCATTATGTCTGTGCCAAAATATTGTAGCAACTCTCTGGCCGTCATTCTTTTGTTCGTGAGCTGCGTGTTTGGAGTAGGCAGGTCACTCCAATAAACATTTGTCTCCGTGTTCTTTTGTTGGTCTGTCCCATAGACCTGCTCAAATGATAGATCAAAAAAGTTCATGCACAATGTTTTTAATCCATCCGCAAAGCTGTAAACTTTAACGTATGGCCAAAGGTGAATCTCAGCATATTGCACGAAGCTGGGATCTTTTCTAGTAACATCTAAGACTCCTTCTTCTCTGGCCTCGTCAACCACCGTTTCAATAACAAGCTCGCCGTGTTCGCTAATCGAAAAGTCCTCAATAGAGTTTATCTTTTTAAGAATTACGCCATTGATGAAGTTTGCCATAGTATTCTTGCCAGACTGTTTTTTGCCTGAGATACCTATTATCTTCATGTTAATACGTTCCCTTTACTTGAGGTAAAATAAATTCTGTTATTTCTTTTGTGGTCATGTCTCCAATGTCCTTCTTCTTCATCCGAGGAAAAAAGATTTTGAAAAGCCTGCTAAGGTCTCTTTGTATCTGCATCTTAGCTTCCCTCCCTGCTTGATCGTTGTCTGTCAGCACGACCAGCTTTGTAATTCCGCTGTTTACTATTTTCTCTCTCTGAACTTTGCTGATAGATTTGCCAAATATACTAACTGAGTTCATGATCCCAGCCTCAAAGAGTCTCCATACATCGCCCTGCCCTTCTGTGATAAACAAGCAAGACTTCTCTTTGCCTGCATCTATCGCTCTATGATAGTTGTAAATGTATCTGCTTTTGTTAAAACCTTTTGAGAATAGAAACTTAGGATTGATGAAATCTTTCACCGACCTGCCGATATGTGAAACTATTTTCTCTCCACTGTAATCATGGATAGGTATGATTGCTCGGTTGTACATGGACGAGTTTTTCTCGTAGCAATCGCTTACCATAAATTCGTTAAGTGTTTCCTCTTTAAATCCCCTGTTCATAAAATATTTTGACGCTGAATCAAACTTGCAAACCTCGTTGTACTCATTGTGTTTTGCGAACTTGTTCTTACCTTCAAATATGTTGACCATTCTTACAAAGTCGTTTGGTTTCTTTTCTTTTTTAACATCAATGCCCTTGTTGTCCAACTTAAGCAAATCGCAGCACCATCTTAAAGCTTCGCTAAAGCTACACTCTGAACCATTTTTTACACTCAGCACAGCCATGATAAGCGATATTATATCTGTGCCGCAGTCTTCGTGGCAGTTTCTAGTCCAACATCTCCAGATTTGCCTCTCCGTACATAACGACAAGGCTGTTGGATTGTCACTACCCTCATGTATTGGACAGCTTGAGTATATATTGGTTCCCTGAACCTCAAACTCCATGTCTAAATTGCTTAAAACAAGTTCTATATTGTCAAATAGGATATTCTTCAGTTTCTTCAAGTCCATCGTTCAGCTCTCCTAAATCCTCGTCTGATATAAGCCCCGTGTCCCCAACTGGCTGTAGCCTAAATTCATTTCTAGTTCTTAACTCAACAAGCTTAGCGTATTCGCCTAGCATGTTCATATTAATATAATCTCCGTCGTCTAATCCGGCCCCATGCCTTGAGACGATTGGTACTAGTTTTCTATTGCCCGCCTGTGGGCCGTCCTCAGCGAGCTCCTCTGGCGATTTAAGTTTAAAGATGGAGAATGACGTACAAAGCCAGATAAGCCTGTCAGAACCACTCACAGCGTCTGTGGACTCCTTTGTTATTCCATCCCTGTTTAATTGAACAAAAGACAGGCAGGGAAAATCATACTTGACGCATAAGTTGTGCAGGGCGGTAATTTGAAACCCCAAAGCTTGGTACTCTTGAATGTTGTTTGTTATTGAATTTGAAGACATTAGCTTTAAGTAGTCGTAGACGACAACGCAATCATTTGTTTTTCCATTCTCGTCCATTTTGACTTCTTGCATAATCCATCTTTTAATTATGTTGAGTATCTGCTCAAATGGTTTTCCCGCAACACTTACATAGCTATATGGTATTGATTCTATATGCTCAACTGCCTCATATACTTTGTCATGCTTCTCATCGTCGTCCACAAATGATCCTGTTGCTACATCGTTGATGGGGACATTACTAAGGTTTGCTATTATTCTATTCAGATGGTCTTCCTTTGACATCTCAGTGTCTAAGACTAATACTGGAACCCCTTCAGACGCAGCGTTTAACGCTACATTGTCAGCAAAAACACTCTTACCAACCTTTGGTCTGGCAGAAACTAAATCAACACACTTTCTCCTAAGACCTCCTCCTATTGCGTGGTCGTATCTAGGAAAGCCAGTCGGCACTCCAATGATATCGCACTTGTTCTCTTTCAAAAACTCAATGTATTCAGAAGCACCTTCGCCTATCATTTCTGGCTTCTCCCCTCCGTCATCCTCCATTAGGAAATCCATTACGGGAGCTTCAAGTAAAGATACTATTTCGTCTATTGACTCACTACCATTAACCGAGTCTATGTCTTTGTGAATCTTAGCAGTTATCTTTTTAATTTTCTTGGCGAACTCAAGCTTTTTAAGAGTCACCGCAAATGTTATCACGTTGTCCTTATCAACAGGAAAGTTGAATAGGGAGTTTATATACTGCAACTCTTCATCGTTGTTTACTGAATCGGAAAACTTTAAGACTTCGGCGGCAGACAGGATGGAAGGTAAATCCACGTTTCTGTTATCTTCTATGACTCTCTTGACGCACTCAAACAATATTTTATTGTTAGCATGACCAAACGACTGATTGTCAATGAGGTCTGCAATCTCAATGTAAGAGTCTACCCCATACTGGAACAAGCCAGCTAGGACAGCTCTTTCTGCGCCAACATCTGTTAAATTATCCATTTTTATCCTTTACGTATTCATTCCAATGATGATGAAATGAATCTTCATCTTTCCAATAAGCTTGAACTAAGGCCTGATGTACGAAGTCAAGTTCTTTTCCGCTGTTTGTTATTACGGAAGCTAGAATGTGTACATCACGACTCTTTCTCAGGGGTCTGTTGTCGTTATTTTTAGGGGTGCGTTTTACATAGTCGTGTTTCATAATTATTACCTAACACAACTATCACATCTTACATATTTGCCGCTAACTAAAGACGATAGTATCTCAAACTTTTTGCCGCAAACGTGACAGTTTAGCTCAACTTTCTTTGGAGACCTCCTCTTTCTTTCGGCTCTTGCCACGTCTGGCGTAGTTACATCCTTATGTTCTCCTGTATCACTCCATGTGTTTTCGCCAGCCACTACAGTTCTTTTGGCCTTCCCTCCTACCGAAGAATCCTTTGATACAGTAAAGTCGTTTCTTACATTTGCTTTGGAGTCATCTTTCTCAGGGGCTTCCGCCTCCTTCATCTTATTCTCCAGTATCTTCTGGAGCTCCTCTATGCTTAAATCTTCTGGTTTCATAGTCTTTTACCTCTCTCTAAAAGAATGTCAGCCTGCCTCTTTATCTCCCACACTTTGCCTTCTAATGACTGGAGTCTGGCAGACGCTATCATCTGCATCTGATGCACCTTAGTAGCGTAGCTATTGTCTCTAACCACGATTTGAATTTTGGTTTCGTGCTTTGTATACTGGTCAAACTGATGAGTAATCAACATGCGTTGAATCTCATTATCGCACCAATCAACGATTACTTTATTCTTGTTTATCTCATCCTGAATGTAGGTTGCGTAACCGTAGAGCATGTACGAAGCGTCAAAAAGCTCTTGAGTGGTCAGCTTGGACAGCGACTCCCTATCTAGGCTGGCGAAGTAAACATAGTCTTCGTAGAATTGAGAGAACTTTATATTAGATAGCTGTATATAATCTTCTATATTGTCTAAGTGCGCCTTAAGTCTCTCATCAGCCTTTAATTGAATTTCTCCACTCATCATCATCCTCCGAATATTTCAATGCTATTAAATCAATACTGTTAAGTTTGCACCACTCGATCTTATCCTCGTCACGCGCTTTGGCTAGTAGGAAATCTCTCTTGGTGTTATGGAAGAAGGGGACGTGTTCATAATGCTGCCTCCCGTGTACCTCAAACGCTTTCCGTATGTTTGGAATGAAAAAATCTAAATACAATACGGACTTCTTGTGCGTCGAGGTACTACCGGGAAGTTTTACTTCTTCCAATACTCTGTAGCTATGGTAAACTTCATTTATCAAACGCCTAGCTCTGATGTGATGTTTAGATCTCTTTCTTGAATCGTTAGCTCTCACATCATATTTTGCAAGGTTGAGATTATACTCAATGCCGTTTAAACCTACTACCTTCAAAATAACTCCTTGATCTTTGAATATATAAATTCGCAAACCTTTGGGTTCTCATTCAAAAACTCGGTGAGATTGTTGACACCTTGGAATTTAAAGAACCTTTCTCTGTCTTCGTCTTTCTCTCCGACTTCATTTTCCTTAAGTAATTTTGCAATTACTGGATCTTCAGGCTCATCCACTGCGCATTGAATGGTATACCAAGCGCCAGCGGTTTTAATTATTCTGAACTCGCAAGCTATCTGAACAACCTCTTGGACTTCATCTAATCCAATACCATACCTGATCCAGCTTTCTGCTGTAGAGTTAGGTATGCCTCCAGCATTTGAGGTTTTAATATTCCAGTTAGCTATCTGTCCAACATGAGGCCCTGTTTGCGCAGGCACTTGCCACTTACCACGATGCGTTATAATCATGTTTGTTCCAGCTTGATACTGCAACATGTTGCCGCAGTCAGCCATTTTTAAAGGCGAGTATCTACTACCGCTGGTGTTTGCTATGTTGTGAGTTATGCAGATGAGGATTGTCTTGTTTTTTGTTACTGACCCGCCGATACGTTTAAAAAACATTGACAGCAGTCTTGGTAGAGCATTTCTTACGCCAGTTCTAACTTCGCCTTGAAGCTCATCTCTGGGAACCATGTTTGATACGGAGTCAACTATGATTAGGCACTCAGGCTCGTTGTTGATATAAAACTCTATAATGTTCAGAAAGTCTTCTGCTGATAATATCCTGTCGTCGGTAGATTCTACGATGAGTATTTTTTCGGGGTCTAAGCCTCTAATTCCCTCAAAGTTTTGTTTGGCCAGTCTGCCTTCAGTGTTTGCATATATGATTTTTTTCCCTAGCGTTTGACACTTGGCTGCAAAGTGCAGTGCTGTAGTTGTCTTACCACTCTTGGGATCTCCAGTCATGACTACACAACTGCCCTCCCTTAAGCCGCCACCTAGCGCGATGTCTAGAGCCGGAGAAACCCCTATCACTTGCAAGTTATTGAGACTACTAAGAACCTCGCTGCCAGTCCTTACAACGTCCCCATAGTTAGAGACCACACTACTGCTAACAACATCGTTTTCAAATTTATTTGTCTTCTTTTTTCTTGGCATCTAAATCCCTCAACATTTGTAAATTTTTCTTCTTACCGAAGGAAGACCGAGACCTAGTTTTGGCATCTTC